ACAACTATGAGTTATTCGCCCTTTCAGGCCTATTACTCCTAATAGTCTTGTTTGGGGAAGATCTTTTAGATCTAACCTTGGATTTCAAAGAACTAAGTACAGGTACTGGCATAGTTTTTGATAGAGGGACTACAAGTTCCGAAATCAATCTACGTCTCAATACTCTCTCATAAAGAGAATATTGACCAAAAGTAACTAATCTTTCTTCTTTACGAAATCTTTTAACTTGGTTGGTTACTTCCTTATAATCGTATGGGTCATAAATCACAGGTAATTTACTTACTAGTGAGAAAAACTCATTCATATATCGCCCTACATCAAAGTTCCCACTTTCATCATATCCTAACTCAGCTGTTTCTAATGGAATACGAACTGCCATCTCTCGAAGAGATTGACAGAAGTCTTTCGCAAAGTAATAAGCTGAAGGAACATGATCAACCCCTAAACGAGGTTGAATCATGTCTGAGAAAGTATAGGCCCGTTTAAGGCCTGGAACCCGATTGATCCCAATGGGTGATTTCGCCAATTTTAAACATTTCAATCTGAACTCAGTGATTTTATCTGTTAAATATTTATCTACATAGTAGAGTGAATATGAAATAAGACGATCACTTGGACTCAGAGCCTTTAAATTAACATACCCGGAAAGGGTATGAAGATCTAGAGGTTTTATACCAACAGGAACTGCTCCTAGTGAAAGATTAGGCATATAGCTTAAAATAACACTTGAAAGAGTTAATCCATTATAACCGTTAGGTTGTAGTAGAACTCGATAGGCTTTTCTTCCAAAAGAAGAAAAAGTTCCTTTTATCAATAATCTAGATTCTTGTTTCCAAGATCTAGGTACAAAAAATACTCTTAATAGGTTGTTTATTCCTTTTGGGATATATCCTAGTACTTGTAATCGATAAGCGAACTCAGCTTTTCTGTCGAAACTACGAGCTTGCATAATTTCTTTAAGAGAAACGGGAGAGAAATTCTCCCCTCTATTAGAGATAACTTGCGAAGCAAAATTTAAGATTGTAGCTCCTGCATAGCTTTTGTAAAGGGAAAGCGGAATTCCGAATTGTTCACAAACGTAAACATAGGAATCTGCTAATTCTTTATTACTAATAACTATATCATCACCTAATACTCGATAGTATGAACTATCAGGTATAAAGTTTTGTTTGATACGGAAGTAGGAGAATTGTACTATAGCATGATGCAATAGAGCAAGGCAACCCCATGAGGATAAGAATCCCATAGGTTGACCTCTCGTATATCGAACGGCTGCTAAGCCATGTTCAGCCAGGTCTTCCATTTCCTTTGGAACTTTAAAAGGTCTGTTCATAATAGTATTCCAAGCTTTAGCAGCTTCGGGTCCTATTAGAGAAGATAGTAATGGAAAATATAATTCTTTTGGTATATTATCAGTTGCTGATTTAAGATCAAATGACCAGAATTTGGAACCATAGTTCATTCTTACGAATGAATCTAAAGCACCATCCTGATCAAATGTCGCATCAGTAGACATACGCCGCAGAATATCAAAGATCTTTTCGTGCAATGGTTTAAACAACCATTGTGTCCAATAATCTCCGATGGCAAAAACTCTAATTTTACCTGCAGCTTCATATTTAGTACATAATCGACCGATACAGGCTTGCAATCGTAAAGCATCAAAGGAAGATATTTCTCCCGGATGCCCTTTATGTAAGATTTCCTTTTTAAGGGATTCTCCCATAAAGTCACGAGCAGCAACTGTACCCATGATTTGAGTAAATATGTTACCGAACTGCCAATGATCAGTTTTAAAACTATATTGTTCCATTGCCT